CTTTTTAGTCTTTCCATTACATTAGAAACTTGCTTGATAGTGTTTTTAGTGTACTTACCACCTGACTTTAGCTCATAATTAATAATAATATTGTACTGTCTTTGCATACCACTACTGACATTGGTAACTAATTCATCTGATTCAGGAGTTAGCAAAAATGATTGATTTCCTTTGTGTTCATCATAATATACAGGAATATTAAACTCACCATTAATAATAGTGGCTAACTTTTCTAGTATTTCATCAAAAACTATATTTACAAAATCTGTAGGCATTAATACCTCGTTGCCCTTACTGATTTAATAGGTGTAAATGATTGATCTAGCTCACCACTAACTTCTAATTCAAATTCATCTCCTGTTGTATATAATCCCGGAGTAAATCTTACATACATATCATGCCCTACAAGTTGCCAATATCCATCAATTATTTCATCATTAGCCATTTGCTCTAGCTTCAGCCCATTTTCATTACCTATAAAAGAATTAAATTTCACCGTTGTGTTTTCTGTTCCTGCTGTAAATGTACCACCAGAACTAATAATAATTTTTATAATATCCCACGGGTAAGAACTCCTACCTCTTACATCAGCAATACCACCAGTTGTATTTGCATTAATAGAAACTGGTCTTAAAATGCCTTTATATTTTGATTCATCTTCTGATTGATATAGAGTTATCTCACCTTTTCTAAGCATATCCAATAAGCCAGTTCCCTGATCATTTATAGCCTGTGATCTAATCTGATCAGCCTTTTCTACATCATAGGGTCTTACTAAACTATCTACGGCTATAATAGAAGTGCATCTAACTATAATTTCAGGATAGTTAAAACTTGAGGCATCCATTGTGCCAACTCCTTTGTTTGGGTATATTGGGAATGGGAGGAAACTGCGAACAAAGTCACTAGCACGTTTTACAGCCTCAGTCTTTAAATCACTCCAGTCTCTAGATGCCTCAAATACACTACTATTTAAATTATTAACACTTGTCCCTTGAAAATAATACTCTAATAAATCTGTACTTGCGGTATATCTATAATTGTCATCTGAACTTGGTTCATTAGTTGTAGATGTTAATTCCTTTCCATCCTTGTAAACTTGCCCACTAGCATCTCCTGTATTATATAGGTAATATAGGTGAGATGTTCCTGAAGCCACCCAATTACTAGCTAAAACTTTTTTCCCATCATATTCACCTATATATGGCTCAATAAAGGTAAGGTCTGATGTTGTATTACAATAACTTTCAAAATATGTACTCATGCTTCTGCCTCTGGTTTTGGTAAAGGATCATATTCTATCACTTGAAGTTCTAAGCTTCTAACTCCTTCAATTAATTTTATTAAAAGTTCTTTTTCATCAATGCTTGTATTATCTAAAATAATATTTGAAATATCTACACTATCAGCAAATTCTTTACACTTCATAATAATATCAAAAGCATTATAGTCCATTCTGCTAGTATCTATTTCTGTGATCTTTTCCATTTTAAAAACTCTGCCCCTTCATAGGGATTAAAAATTGTTGTTATAAGCCTATTATCATGATCATCATACTTAGGGTCAATAATTGTAACTGGTGCATTAAATATGTTTTTATCATCTAATCCTAACTTATCTGCATATCCATCCATAATTTTAAAACTTGCTACTTGTAAGGCATGAGAAATTAACCCTGAAGCTGGGTCTTTTAAAACTTGATAACCTGAAACATGAGTATGTCCACAAGTTAAGATGTGATCTTTCCAACCCATTTGTGCGGCTTTTGCTACCCCATGTGCTGTATTCCACATTGAATACCCTTTGAAAGTATGCCTAGCATTTATTCTTATTTGCCTTGAATTAGGAAACCTAAGATTTAATCTAGCTCCCCATTTCTCATATACTCCTTGATGTCCCCTCATTATAAAATCTAAAGGGTCTCCATCACCTGACCAAACATCATGATTTCCTGCTACCAAATACAGCCAATTAACACTATTAACAAAATGTTCTGTAAGCCTCCATGATTCTTTAGCTGTAACAGATTGCTGTCCATGTAGGAAAGACAGTCTACCTATCCAATTATTCTGAACATCACCTAAATTACCAGCAAACATTCCATCTGTTTTATTTATAAGATTACATAGAGAATAAATTTCTGCAATATTTGTACCATCATCATCAATGTGAGGATCACCAAAATGACATATCCCAATAGGACCGTTTTTCTTAATGTCTATATTTATTAAAGTTTTAGACTCTTTTGCTTTGATTTGAATAGAATATTTTTTCTTTCTATGTTCTATTAAATCTTCAATAGCCATAAATTCAGGATCAGATACTTCCTTTACAAATTGTGCTTTTTCTAAAATCATTGGTGCAACTGTCCTTTTGCCACAATTATTACACATATACTGCTGTTTTTTACTTTTAGCCCTATAAAGAAAACCAAATTTTCTAATATCTCTACTACCACAATGCTTACAACCTATAATATTTCCATCTACATCCTGAACTATTGGATCACTCATACTTGATCACAATTTCTTTAAAATGATCAACTGTCCCTTTTCCTTTTTCTGTATTGTACCATTTCTTCCAATATCTAGCCTGATCATCTAATGTTTCAGGTAATTTCTCTGGGCATCTCCAATAGTGAAGCCGACAGGCTGTTATACCAGCAGTAAGATTAGTTGTGAGTATTTGTTTCCAATCTTCTTCATTTGGATCAGTAAAGTATTTCCAATCTAAATAACAAACATCAGCTACTTTTTTCATTAACTGACTTCTATACTTTAAATAATCATTACATAAACTTACAGCTACCCACGGTTCACATTGCCAGAAGCCACGAGCTATATCAGAACCTTTCTGAGTAAGGTATTTATATTTAGATTCAACCAAACCAGTTCTATATATAAGCATCATAGCTTCATGACTTGCAAACTTAGAACCCATTTTTTCCAATGTGTTTTTTATCAGGTGCATCATTTGTAGTGCATCAATCATTACTTCTTCCTAAAAAAGCCACCTAAAATATCTGTAAGTAAATCCATTGCTTTTTCAAAAAACTCTTGTTCTTTTTCTTCACTTACAAAAGGGATGTCAATTTTTTGATTTAATTTAGTTGCTAACATATCTGCAAATTCATCTGATTCTATTTGCTTCATAGCTTCCTCTTGCATTTTATCTGCTTGAGCTTCTGCCATTTCCATTAACATTTTTTTAAAATCCATTTATCTCTCCTTTTTAATGGTTAGTATTAATGCTATAATAGATAAGATACTTACAGCAATCTGTAGGTATTCACTTATCTGACTTATATTGATAAAATAATTAGCTGTACTGATTGAAAAAACTCTTAATGTATCCATTATTTCCTTCTAGTTTTACTAGGACTCCATTTAACTTTATTTGCCCACCAAGCGGCTGAACTCTTACCCTTTGCAATGTTCTTACGGTGACGACTTTTAAAAGCCATTCTTTGTGCAACTGTTTGATTTGTTTTAACACCTTGCTGTCCAAATCTTATTAACTTAGTAACAGTTTTACCACCTTTCTTATATTTTGCCAATACTACATGAGATTTTGTTTTATGTCTTGGTGTTCTCTTAGGTTTATTATAACCACTTAAACCAAATCTTTTTAGTCTTGGGTCAGCCATTAATGTTTACCACCATTAATACGACCTGACAAATAACTAATTTTATCACTTAGGTCATCAACTTCTTTCATTAAGTTTTCATGCCTTCGATCTAGCTTATCGTTTACATCACTTTTAAAGCTATTTACAGAATCAATTAATTTCACACAAATGTTCATAGTGTTACTTAATTCTGATTTCATACTTGATAAGTCTTGTTGTATTTCATCTATATGCGTTGTTTGAGATTTATTTTCTCTAATTAAATTTGTAATCATGAAACCAAAAAGCAACATACATATCCCAATTACCCCTAATTCGCCATACGCTTCTATTATTGTGTTTGTATCCATTCATCCTCTATATATTGCGTTGTAGTTGAGTTATTTGATTTTAAATTATTCATAACAAAAGCATATTTTAGAGGCAAGTAATCAATTACTATAACTGGCTCTGTTATTTTTTTCTTTTTCTTCATAGTACCATCCACCAAGCTATGCCTGTTTCTACTATAATATCAGCCATTGTATTGTATGCCCACTTTTCTTTAGTAATATAAGGCTTATAATTCTCTATTATCCACTCGAAAACCTCCCAAGCTATACCAAGTATTAACACACCTAAAACGCACCATAAATCGCTAAAATTTAACCATTGAAATATTTTACAAAAAAAAGCTCCAGCACCTATATGATAAGCTGTCCATCCATCTAGCTGACCAGTTCTTAGTTGCCATTGTACTAATTTTGTTAATGGTGATTTCATCTAGCCACTACCTTATTATCTATTAATTTATGTTTTACAATGTCAATGCGCCCTTGACCAAGAGGTGTCTTTTTAGCAACCTCTTTTACATATTCTTCTTCAATAGTTTTAAATGAATCAGATTTTTTTACAATCTCTCCATCTACCCAAAGAAAAAACTTTTTTGAATTAGGATATGTAATTGATGTATAAGTTCCATCAGCCAACGCAACTTTCTTTGTCATTCCTTTTCTATTATTTAAATGAATCACTACATCAAAATCCTGAGCGCATTTCCTTACAATCATTAGTCTGTTTCATCTCCCATATCATGTGGTGAATGATCATTTTCTAGCATCTTTTTTAGCTCTTTTACACCTTTTTGATGTTTGTCTACAAAGACTTTTTCACACTCAACTAATTGCTGTTTCATAAAAGAGTTAGTAGATAGCTTGTTTTGTATATCACTTACATGATTTTGATACAAAGCTACTTCCCCTGCTTTTTCTTTTTGTAAATCAGTCATATCCTCAATGATGTATTCTTTCCCATCTAGATTCAAGACTGGCTTTTCTTTTTCTTTTTTAGCCATTTTTGACTCCTGTTTTGTTAAACTTCTTCAGCTTGTTTATCTGCCCATGCTTTCTTTATTTCATCTGTCCATAAAGCATTAGCTAAAGCCTGTATTTCTGCTGACTCTCCAGATACATCCATATCTGGTGTTAATACTTTTCTATGATACTTGTAAGAGATTTCTGCATTATCTTCCATAATAGATGTTTTTGTACGAACATTGATATGCTTGTACTCACCTCTTACTTCATAATCATCTTTTTCTACTTTTGTTAAAGCCATATTATTTTTCCTTTTTAATTATCCAATTAAACAAAATATGTTCCACTAATTCTCATAAAAAAGCCTGTGTTATCAGCTTGTGAGCATTGTACTGTAACTTCATTAGTATCATCAACTGATTCAAAAAAGCTAATAGTGGTAGCACCACCATTTACCATAGCACTTAATTGAATAGCATTTGATGAATAATCAAACTTTCTTATAAAACCAAAATTGCAACATCCTTCTGAGGTACTGACTGCCGCTGAAGTAAATGGCAATCCTGTTAAAAGTAATGCTCCACTCGCAGAACCTATACTGCTTGTGCCAAATTCAGCATTAAAATGAACAGCTCTTCCAACTTTTGTATAATTTCCATTGTTATTAGTCACCATAGTAAAATTATTTGTACCATCTGATAAAACAGGAGTCCACGTACCTTCTTCGTAGTCATCCAGCATATTTGCATCTGAACTTGCAGATTGACTATCTGGAAATAAAATTCCATTAGTACTTAATGTGCCAAGAACAGAAGCATTACCAGAGCTACTAACAGTTAATAGATTACTGTTATTTGTTGAGGTTGAATGATCGAAAAAGTCTACTCTAAATGCTCCACCATCATGTTCAACTCTAAAATAATCATTAGCATCTCCTTCATCTGTATCATGTAATAGAATCTGATTACTTTGACCTTTTAATGTTAAACCACTAGCATGAACTCTAGCACCACTATCTTCTGACATATAAACATCAGTTACAGAACTATTACCAAGTGTTACTGAATTATCTCCTTGTCCTACTGCATTGTATCCTATTACTGTTTGGTTAGTAGGTGTTGCAGAACTTGGAGATGTTAATGAACCAACAAAAGTATTGTTATCTCCAGCAGTCATATTGTTTGTGCCAGAAAAAGCACTCATGTGACCTATTGCAGTATTATCAGTTCCTGTAACATTTCCTTGCATTGCATTATGCCCAACTGCCGTATTATGACCATGAGCATCTGTATCTGCTACAAACGATTCAAGTGCTTGGTAGCCTACTGCTGTATTTTTATCGCCTATTGTATTTGATTTAAGAGCTTCGTATCCAACTGCTGTATTTCTTTGACCACTAGTCAATGCTGAAAGTGCGTGTTTACCTATTGCCACAGTTCCATTCACATCTGTACTTGTTGTCACAGCATCCATAGAATAAGCACCAATCGAAACAACATCTGTACAAGCAGTCGCAAGAACTAATGAATTTCTACCAACTGCTACATTTGTGTTTCCTGTTGTGATATTTGCACCAGCTTGGTGTCCAAAAGCTGAGTTATCTGTTCCACTCGTTAAATCTGCTAGAGTTTCTCTACCTACAGCTACATTATTACTTCCTGTAGTTGTTCCTGTTCCTAAAGATAAGTAACCAACTGCTACATTGCTTGTGCCTGTAGTTAATGCTTTTGCAGAACCATAACCTACTGCTGTATTCGCTGTAACAGATGAACCATTTTGAGCTGTTAAAGATAAATAACCTATTGCAACGTTTCTTGTACCATCAACTTCAGTTGCTAAAGCAGATGTTCCAATCGCTACATTATCATCTGAGGTTGTTAAGTTTGTTCCAGACGCTTTTCCAATTAAAACGTTATCATCTGCTGTGGTTAAATCTCTACCAGCATCATCTCCTATAATAACATTATTGTTGCCACCAGATTCTATAACGTTACCAGCTAACTTGCCGAAAATTGTATTACCAGAACCAGCATCATTATTAGATAGTGAGATTCTGGAGTTGTTATCAATAATCATATTCGTAGTAAATGAAATAGCTGAATCTGCGCTACCACTTGCAACAGTTTGAAAATAATGTACTCCACCAACTTGTCTATAAACACTTGCCTCATCTGTTACTATGTGTGCTTGTTGACCAGAACTATTAATATAAACATTATTACCCAACCAAGTTGAACCTCCTGCCGCTTGTGATGCTGATGCTGAAATAGCCGCTAAACCTCCAATTTGTAAAGTATCTATAGTTGCATTACTTGGTTCTGGAACAACTCCAATACCGACATTTCCATCATAAGTCACTCGTACTTTTTCAGTAACATTTGCATCTGAATCACCACCTCTTGTTCCTATAATAAAATTACCTTGTTTGCTTCCTGTGGATACATTGCCTATTATAGATTGACCAGCGGCACTATTGCCATAACCAGAAAGAAAATTTAAAAGTGCATATCTTTCATTTGTATTATCTTCATTAGAACTATTTGTAATATTAACAGCATGATGAGTTGATGC